CAAGAAGAAACTAGACCAGACAATTGCAAGCATTATGTCTGAGCTAGAAGGTAGCGCAGGTAAGATTGCTATCAAAGGTAAAGATAACTTTCGCAAAACAATTTATCCTGCATACAAAGGTAATCGTAAAAAAGAAATTACAGAGCAAGAAAAAGAATTCTTTGAGTATGCTTACAGTTATTTAGAAGAGCATTGGGATGCTGTACCTGCAAATGGTATGGAAGCAGATGATCTTCTTGCTATCTGGAATACAGAAGAACCAGGTATTATCGTGAGTGTAGACAAAGACTTACTGCAAGTACCTGGTTTACACTATAATACTCGTAGGAAAGAGTATATACATATGGATGAAGAAGAATCTTCCTTGCTTCTTCATACACAAGTACTTATGGGTGATTCAACAGATAACATTCCCGGACTAAAAGGTATAGGTAAAGTAAAGGCAGCAAAGGTAATGGAAGGTATTCCGATGTCTAATCATTTATCTGCTGTCAAATCCTTCTGGCAAAAGTCTTTTGGAAGAGGATGGGAAGATGATCTTCAGTTAAACATGGATATGATTTATTTAAAGAGGAGTATGGATGATCGATATGACACCAGAACAGGAAAACGATTTACTCCTCAAGTACGGGATAGTAATAGAAAAAGACTGGATGTATCCTCAGATGTATCAAGCAAAGATGACTCGTGGATGGATATACGCAGTAGCAACGGAAGCAACCAAGACGGAGGCAGTACACAAGCTGAAACAACACATAATATCGGAAGTACCGTGGCTGACTTCTGATCTATCACTAGACCAAGCCTTCGACCAATATATAATGTATAAAAAGCTAGGAGTATAGCGACATGGGTAAGATACTAAGAAAAACTTCATGTGAGTCTTGTGGATCAAGTAATAACCGTTGTGAGTATGATGATGGTTCTACTTGGTGCTTCACACCTGATTGTGCAAGTAACAAGAAAGCCTTTAAAAACAAAGACAAGGAAGAAAGTAATGTAATATCTTTTGATTCACTGCCCTTCGGTACTTCTGCTGAACGTAATATCTCTACTAAAGTATGTGAGATGTTTGGTGTTAAGCGTGAAGTATCTTCTTCAGGAGGTACTAGCGCAGTCTACTATCCTTACTTTGAAAACAATGTGGTAGTGGGTAATAAGAAACGACTGTTCCCTAAAGACTTTCGTGTAGAAGGTAAGCTACCTGCTACTCTATTTGGTCAGAACTTATTTCCTGGTACAGGTAAGCGTATTGTTATTACTGAAGGTGAAGAAGATACATTAGCAGTAGCGGAAGCTTACTCTAAGTATGGCTCTGGTGTAATATACCCAGTAGTATCTATACCTTCTGCTTCTAACCTTAAAGCTGTTGTTGAGAACAGAGATTACTTACGTTCCTTTGAAGAAGTAATTTTGTTTATTGATACCGATGAAGCAGGTGATATCGCAGTAGATAAGTTAGCTAATGCTATTGGCTTTGATAAGGTAAAGGTAGCTCGTACTCAATTCAAAGATGCATCACAAGCATTAACTGAAGTAGGCCACATGGGTGTACTAAGAGGTATATGGGATGCACAACAGTATAGCCCTCAAGGTATATGTACTGGTGAAGACCTGTGGACTAAGCTAGTAGAATACAACGATGTTGAGTCCTTACCTTATCCTGAATGCTTCTCTGGGCTGAATGAAAAGATTAAAGGTATGCGGCTGGGTGAAATTGCCTTGTGGGTTTCAGGTACTGGTGCAGGTAAATCTACTATGCTACGTGAGATTGTACTTGATATCATTGACAAGACACAAGACAAGATAGGTATCATTGCTCTTGAAGAAAGCCCTGCTGAAACTACTCGTAAGCTAGCAGGCATGGTAATCAGACGCAACCCTGCTGCTGACAAGATTGAACTAGATGATCTTCGAGTAGGCTTCGATACCTTTAAAGATAGAGTAATGGTGCTGGATCACTGTGGTTCTATGTCTAACGGTATTATCTCTCAACTAGAGTACATGGCTTTATCTGGTTGTAAGTACTTGTTTATCGACCACATTACTATCTTGGTATCAGAAGGTTCCGATGGTTTAACTGGCAATGAAGCTATTGATAAGGTAATGAATGACTTACTGCGTATATCTAAACACACAACGTGTGGATCGGCTTGGTGTCACATCTACGAAAGATGTCTACTACAGGACAATCATTTGAGGAAGGACGACTCCCAACTGTCGATGATATCCGAGGCTCCGGCTCAATCAAACAAATATCCCACGACATCTTAGCCTTCGCACGTAATATTACTGCTGATAAAGAAGACGAAAGAAATACTATTAAGTTATCAGTGTTAAAGTCTCGATACACAGGTAAAACAGGTCCAGCAGGTACTTGTAAGTATGACTACGATACAGGCAGACTACATGACGGGCTATACGATACTATGTTAGGCGAACTTAATATATAATTGTAGTCCATTATTAAAAGGGAAAAACTAATGGAAGATAACATGAAAGACCCTCTCAATGAAGTGGTGGATTATCTAATAGACAAAGTCTCTAATGTAAATATGAATAACCCTAAGGCAAACAAAGGAGCACAAATACTACGTACTATCTCTAAGTTTAAAGATAACATTCCAAGCATTGTTCAGGTAGCTTTCGATAAGATGTCTTCCAACTTTACTCGGGAGTATCCGGAGCAACCAGTAGGTCTTGCTAAGACTACACAAGTTAGTGTTAGTATAGGNGAACATGTGTTTACTAAATACTTTAATACTAAGTGTAGCTTCCATCAAGCAATCCGAACAGGTGACCTTGTGCTGGAAGCGTATGTGCAATCAGGGTTTATCATTGTTAAAAGAGCAGAGGGGTTTGGTGCTTATAATGCCCAAGCTCCTTACATGATTGAGCCAACAAGTCGCTGGGAAGAGATAGGTGAGTTTAAACTTATCGAGAGTAAAGGTTTACTTATATATACTGTGGATGAAAAGCCAGAGGATATTAGTAACATTATGCAGCCTAAGAATTACCCGCTGATTAAACGGTGGGGTATCTCTGCTCCTCAGTCTCAGAAGGATGCCTTCAATAATATCTATATTGATTCTCCTTTTGTTAGAGCAGTTAATAACTTACAACAGACACCGTGGAAGATTAATTCTAAGGTATTGAAAGTATTGTTAGATAACCTTGATAGTATAATGCCTACAGATATTCCTATGTATGACAAAGCAATACCTAAGAGTTTACTTAAGACTGCTTATGAAAAGTATCAGAAGAATCCTTGTGCTGCCAACAAAAAAGCTTACAATGTTATTGCAAAGGAATGGGAAAAGACTTTACGTCCCCTTCAGGTAAGAGCTAAACGTGCAGAAATTAAAACTACTATTGGTAAAGCTAAACAACTGGCTGAGTGGGATATGTTCTATTCTTTGGTAGACTTAGATTACCGAGGTAGAGTATACTACAAAGAACCCTACATGAACTATCAAGGCAACGATATTGCTCGTGGACTTATGTCATTCAGTGAAAGTAAAGTAATAGATGACGAAGGTAAACGTGCATTAGCAATACATACTGCTAACTCTTATCAACGAAAAGTATGATGTGAATGAAATACCTGACTGGGTAGAGGAAGACTATCATTCAATGTTGGTTGCAGAAGGTATTGATACTATTAGTGTAGATAAGTTTTCACTTGAAGACAGGATTAACTGGTTTAATAATAACTGGGAGCTTATAGAGACTACAGCAGACCAAGGCATACTGCATGACTGTGAAAAGACAGTAGTATTCTTAGCTTGTTGTATTGAATGGTGTGATATTGCCGACATGGAAACAGAAGGTCTTACACCTACTTCCAGTATACCTGTAGCTATTGACGGAACTTGCAACGGCTATCAACACTCTGCTGCCCTATCTCGTGATAGTAAAACAGGTAAGCTTGTTGCACTAAGTGATAGCTCAGTACCACATGATCTGTATGTTAAGGTAGCACAAAAGTTAGTTGAACTTGCTCCTGACTTCTTTACAGATAGACCTATGTCTTATGCAGAGATACGTAAGTTAATATCTAAAAGAGCTACAATGACTCGTGCTTACTCTGCTGGTGCACAAACAATTGCAGAGTCTATGTACTCTGATTGTGTTCAAGCAGGTGCTGATGAGTTATACAACATTACTCAGATTGATTGTGATGAACTTGCTGTTCATATACTTAAAGCAATCGAAGAAGTATGTCCTGGCTCTCAAACAACCATGAAGTTCCTACAGGACTTAGCTCAATGGGAGCTAGGTA